GTGATGTGAATCTTTGTTCTGAGGGATTACCAATTTCTTATTGTGATAATCCCAAAACTGGGTCTGATAATATCCGTTTGGCTGGAGCCAAAGGTGTTTTCACGTCAGATAAGAAACTGACTGAGCCTGGTGAACCTACAATTGGTGAGCGGATTTCTAATTGGTGGGAGGAACTCACAATTATTAAGGGAACTCACGTTATTCAACCAATGTCTGAAGAACCAAAAAAAAAAAATTGGATTACAGAGCAACGAGAGGATTTTGAAAAAGCAGTATCAAAGAAGATACTTGAGGCTCCTGAGATGGAAGGATTTAACTGGGCTAATTCTGTACTAGTTGATATAAAACGTTCCGTGGAGTATTCAAAGCAAAATCCTCATGTTCCCGCTCTTTTATCTGGTCTTGCTGCAACCGCTGGCGCTACTGCCTTAGCATATTGTGTTGATGGTGTTGATACAGCGATTGATACTGCTTTAATTGGTAGTGCTTTTTCTGCTGCTTTTTCTTCTATTGTATTGTATTCATATTGTGATCCAAAAGAAAATGTTATTACATCTGAAGATGCTTGGAAAACTTTGTTAAAACATTGTGGTCTTACCACATTGTTGTCTGGTTCGTTTTCTGCTGTTGTTCTTATTCGTATGATCTCTAAGATTGTCATTCGTTATAAAGAAAAGGAAGAAGCTAAAGAAAAAGAAGGTATTGTTGGTTTAACACTAGAGATTTTAAATGCTGCTGCTGCTCTGACTGCTCTTACTGGTTTTGTTATGGGTGTAACTGATCTTGCTGCTGTTATGCGTAATGTTAGATCTATATCACAAGCTTGGGATGATATGCAGGGTTTGGGAGATAAAATTGAAAAATTTACAGACACACTTATTATGAAATCTGGTGTTAAAGGTGAGAACCTTATTTTTGATCCTAAAATTAAATCTGTCAAATCCCAATTTACATGGTGGGAACAGTATTCAACTCAATTTTATATTGAAGAGTTAGTGGAGTCTGGTGATATTACAGTTAAATATCCTCTTAAAGATGAACCTGAAGTTTTATTTAAAATGAAGATTGACAAGAGTATGCGCCTTTTAATTGATGATAAAATTAAAGCTTATATGTACACTATCGGAAAATTTTCAGATGGTATTTTTACAATTAGTAAGAGTGATATTTTGAATAAAGTTGATGTTGCTGGTAAAAAGTTAGCTAGTAACACTGATGAACAATATAAATCTAATCTACAAAGTTCTCTTGATACTTACACTAAGAATGCCAATGTTTATAATAAGTTTGTTCAGCAACTTAGTGGTTATTTTAATCGTGGACTTATTACTGGTGTTATTCATAAGACTGTTGTGTCTGAGAAGGACGTTCAACATCTTGTTGAATTAGTGTTTACCCAATGTACTGATAAGCAATGGGAGCCTCTTGTTCTTGATGGGTTGGAACGTTCACCTGATGAGTTAGTTGATGATGAAATTGTTGTTATTGTTAAGCCTGTTGAGAATTTGTATGATAATTGTGTTAAGTATGTTAAGGAAAACACCGGTAAGGTTGCTGCTGCCACTGTTTTGTTAACGGCTGCTGTTGTTGCTGGAATTGCTGGTTATTATATGGCTGGTGATAGTAAAGAAAAAAAAGACAAGAAATCTCGTAAATCTCGTGAAGCTCGTAATAGTTATTGCCCACATAATTGCACGTATAAAACTAAGGATGGTAAGAATTTACCTCATAAGATGCTTGATGGTGATAAATGTGATAATTGTGGAAAATCGTCTCATGTTGACGAGGCTAAGACAACTCCTAAAGCAAACCAAACGCGTGGACAACGCATGCGCACCAATAAAAAGAGCGACGAAGAGTTTGCTCGTAAAAAATTGGATCAAGAAAGGGCTAAAGAGATTAGAAAGCAAAAGCTTGATTGGAAGCGTGATGAAAAGGATGAAAAATGGGATAAACGTTATGAGGATAATTTTAATAAATATTATGGTGGAAAAGATATGTTCAATGAGAAGATGCAACACGGTTCCAATCCTGAAGACAGAGCCAGATGGGAACGTGAACAACGTGCTTTTCTTGATGAATGGCAAGCCACTTGGAAGGAGTTTTATGATGGTTATCGTTCAGCTCATGGTGGACAGAAATATACACCAAAGGTTCAGTCAACACCCACTGAAGAACAAATTTATGCTGATATACTTGAAACGGAAGTAAAACTTGATGCCTTTAAAAAGGAAGGGGTCATTAAACCTTCTGTTAAAAAAATTAAGGAGTCTTATAAACCAACTCCCGAACAAAAAGCTAAGTTTGATGATTTAATTAAGAATGGTGTTTGTTGTCCATTTGGTTGTAAAGCTAAACAAGGTAAACCTTGGAAATCCCCAAATGGTTCTACTGAATGTAATAAATGTAAAAAATTGTTTCCTCTTAGCATATTGAAGTCTGAAGTTCCAAAAACAGCTATCTTTGTTAATCAAAAGCCAGCTGTTCAATATTATAATCCCCAACGTCAAGCATTATCTAAGAATACTTCAATGGATTTTTCTACTGTTTCTAGATCTATGTTAAAATTATATAATCCACGTGCTGAGAACTCTGAAAAATTTTGGGGAACATTGGCTAAACTTAAGATTGATGGTGTTCAATGTTATGTTATAACTGCTCATCAATTGTTGGAGGGTGTTTACACCCAATATTATGACCAACAATCTAAATTGCAAACATGTGACCTTTATAAGGCTTTTATAAATAAGAAATGGAAAAGTGTTGGTGAAGGAGATAAGAAATACTATATGATTCCTGCCGCGGATATTCCTGCTCCTGCAGTTCCGGCATTAGCTGTTGCTGCTGTTAAATCTGGTGATGTTTGTAATGGAACATTTATTGGTTATAATCCAAAAACATTTGCTTTGTCGTTCGCTGGTACTTTTTTACAAGTTAGTGAATCTGGTTATATACATCATGATGTTACCACTGATAATTGGTCATGTGGTTCCGTTTTATGTAATAATGATGGTCATGTAATTGGTGTTCATGTTCGAACTCAAGGCCCTAATACTAATGGTGGAAATAATCAAGCATTTTGTTTAAAATGGATAGGTTAGAACCCTTTTCTGTGCCTATTGAAAATCTGGAAGGGAGGGCTCCGCTGAGCATACCCGCTTGGCGCCAACCTCCTAGTGTTTTTGCTACAATACACCCACAATATTCTGATTATCAGAATCTTAAGTACCTTGGACGTGTTCCAAGTGGCAGCAATTTAAAACACAAAAAACCCTTTGAAAGATCGATGAACCCATTTTCATCGTATTTTGGGAATGAACTTAACTCTATAATTAATGTGGCCGGTAATGACTACTATCTCGCTGTTCCTAATCTGGACAATGTTGAATTTTCTATTTCAACTTTTGAGAATAAACCACCTAGTGATTTTAGTGATCAGTTCCATGTTTGGGCTAGTGAGTATTTACAAGCTCTATACTCCCCAATTTGTTGTGATTCTGTTTCAACTTCAGAAGAAGTTGTTTCATATATTGATTTATCAAGGAGTCCTGGATATCCTGCAAACCTATATGGTTTTGCAAATAAACGTCAACTTATTGTTGATAAAGACTTTCATAAATGGTTAGAGAGCGACCAACATCTTCAATATCAGCCCATATGGTGTGTACATCCTAAAGAGGAGTTTAAATTACTCACAGATCTCATTAATTTGAAGATTCGTTTGTTTACAATTCCTTCTTATGATCTACTTTATGAACAATTAAGATTTGGAAAAAAAATTAGTGAAAAACTTAAGATGTTTAAATGGTCCGCATATGGTTTTAATCCATATAGTGGTGGTGCGAATAGGCTCGCACAACATCTTCTTAAGAAACGAGTTCGTCTATTTTATGATGTTTCTGGTTGGGATAAATATCTCCCTCTTATGGGAGATGTTTTTAATTTTATTCGTTTTAATTCGGATATTCCTGATCATTTAAAGAAAAATTTTGAATGGATGGCTTATAACACTGCTAATTATGTTTTTAAAACACCATCTGGTCATGTTTTTAATAAATCGTATGGTAATCCATCTGGTAGTGGAACAACTACTCGTGATAATATACTTGCTCATGTTTTAATTCTCGCTAGCGCTTTGTGTGAGTGCTATCATATTAAATTTGGAAAGTTTCCAACTTTTAACCTCGTTAGTTTACAAGTTATTTACTTGTTTGGTGACGATAGTATCATTTCTCTTGATGAGGATTTTGATCACATTATATCTGATGGTTACATGCAACGTCATTTTGCCAAATACGGCCTGAAACTTAAATTTTTATTTGGAGGCTTAGACTACCCTGTGGAACAGATGCAATTTCTTGGTTTCAATTTTAAATTAATTGATGGGAATTACTACCCTCAATATGATATGAAAAAACTTTGCACTAGTGTTATCTATAGAAATGGTAGAAATGATAGTAGAGAGGCGTTTACTTCTCGAATATTTATCATAATGTTGATGTCATTTCCAGATAATGATATCCATAGAATGCTTCGTTCAGCATTCAAAAATTGGTGTTCGTACCTCAATACCCAAAACGACTTATCCCCCACTGAACAGACATATGTTAATATGTGCTCTATAACTGATGCTAATATTCAACAAATGTTTCTTGGCTGGGAATCAAGTGAGTGTTTGTTTTTTTTTAACTCACAATGGTGGAAGGAAGCCACCTACGATTATTCATACCAAATCTTCTAAGTCGATTGGTTTTCTAGATGTAAATTATATATAGCCAATAAAATGAGTAACACAAATGTTACTAAAGGTGAACGCCTATTAAAATTCTTGGCCCAAGCGCCAACATGTGAATTAACTTCTGAAGGAGCTGCTTTTGTTCAACAGAGATTTGACCCCTATCACGATAAACCTATGAAGCCAGCCGGTTACCCTGACTCGTATAATGGGAGCACTGTTTCCCGATGTATCAAAAAATCTATTGCTATCTCAGCACCTATTGCACAAACTGCTCCATGGGACCTTCACGTTGTTATGACTCCTCTTCAGAATGTTCCATCTTTTACTACAAACATTAATGGTTCTAATTTCTCAGTTCAAGTTGATAATCCCCAAGAAGACCGTTCTTTTGGTGGTCTCCATATAGTTAAGAATGCACTATCTGGACAAAACTTCACCCTTTTACCACTTGATTCAACTGAGATGTCAAGTCAACTTTCCTTAACTGATGAGGATTTATCTGATTGTATGAGAATTACCTCTATGGGGTTTGAGATCATAGATGGTACTGCTGCACTCTACAAACAGGGTATTATGACAACTTATCGTATGAATGAACCCCAAAAACAAGAGGCTCGTATGGAGTCTTATCAAGCAGCTGTTGTTGTTGGTCCTCCAGTTTTGGTTGGACATCAAGAAGGAATTGGACGTTTAATTAGAATGCCACCAGTAAATACTCAGCAAGCTATGTTGATTCCTAATACTAAACAGTGGAAGGTTTCAGAGGGATGTTATGTTAGTTGTGATTACAATGATAGTGAGTTACCTATGTCTAATCCAGACAACTCCATTGTTGCTTTAACTAATTATGATAATGATTTGCCAATACAGCAATCCACAATTGTCCAGTATATCAACAGAATGGGTGGTAATTGGATTGATACTACCTTTTCATCTACAAATGGAATGCGCAACTATGTTACACCGAACAATAAGTTCGTTCCTATTAATATGACTGGTGCTATTTGTACTGGTCTTAATCCACTTGCTACCATAACTGTTAATGCTATATGGTATGTTGAATGTGCTCCTGGTGGTGAAGATGAGGAATTGTTATCCTTGTGTTCTCAATCTCCAGCTTATGACACATTCGCTATGATGGCAATTTCTAAGTTGAGGCGTGATTCACCTGTTGCTGTTAAGCTTGCTGAGAACTACATGGGTGAATGGTTTGTTAATGGAATGCGTGATCTTGTGCAGAAAGTAACACCATGGCTCTCTAATGCTCAAACTGTTGGTAATCAAATAGTTAAGTGGGCTGATACTGCCTCCACTAATGATGGTTTCATTAATCCACAATCTTTTGTCAAAGGACCTGTTTCACAGAAAATTAATAAAGAGAAAAATCCCCAGGGAAAAGGTGATCCAGGGCGAATAGTACAGGTCATTCGTTCTGGGCCTATGAAACGTGGACCAGTACCAAAAGCTCCCCAATTTAAAATTCCAAGAGGACCCGCTTTTAGTAGAACTAAGCTTGGGCCCAAAACTCGCATTAACCGAGGGAAACATGTAAGAACTGGTGATGGTTCTCAAATACGTGCGAGAGTTGCTAAACGCCAGGCTAATACTGGCTTCTATAATCATTAGTGGTTGGTTGGTCGGAATAAAATGGCTGAAAAGCAACATATTTTTGTTTCTTCGGAAACAAGAAAACAAAATCAATATGCTGGCTCCCGTGCGAGTCAAATGTTTCAAACTAAAAACTGGATTTACGACCCAGCTGAAGACATTATAAAATGGTTTACTCCTACTGCTTTCGTAGAAGCAATGAAGGGTTTTGAACCAAATAAGTGGTATCCAACTTGGTTGGTGTTTGACGTGTTCATGATGTCATTTTTATCAACAAAACCTTTGTGTACCTGCAACCTCTCTATTTCTATATTGACACAGGCTATGTTTAAATCTCATAGTATGTCGGTTCTTGAAATGGTGATGTTGGCACAAATGTGTTTTTCTTGTAACACTACTGATGTAATATCCATATACTTTGAAGAGATTTCAAAAGATGGTGTAGCGCGAGTGCAGCGCGGTATAAATACGCATATCAATATTCAGAATAATCCCAATATAACATGGTATGATTATGAGGATTTTCGTTTCCAG